TTCTAATAGATACTTTGCAGTTTCTGGTACTGAATAAGTAATTGAACTTGCTCCTGTTCCAAACATAATAGACCTCCTTAAAGCGTCTGTAAGTTAATAATGTCCCCGAAGGCAACATCATTAGTATATATCAAAGAACACAAAAAAGGGGAGTGTTGAACTCCCCACTTTTTTATTCGGTTTCTTCTTCTGTACGTTTCTTTTTAGCACCAATATTATACTTAGTCTCTAAAACCCAATCTCCCTTATCCTTATAAGCAAGAACTTTGATTTGATTTAAAGGGGCAATATCAGTAATCTTTTCTGGTTTGACGATTGTAATCAAACCCCAATCAGCAAGAAGTTGAATAATACGATTACGACGTTGTACATCATTTACTGTAAGATTTGCATGTTTGCCATCCAGGGCAAACAATTCTTTAAAGTGTACGAGATAATACTTACCTTGTTTATGAAGAATATGGCAAGATTGATAAATCTTTTTTTCTTTGCGTGATGCGACACCAATACGAGTGAGTGTTTCACGAACCTTCAAGAAATCATCAGGTTCATTCAAAATCACTTCGACCATTTGGTCTGGTGTCCAAATCACAATAGGTTCATTAACAACACTCATTTTGTTCCTCCAGTTTCAAGTTTTGATTTTATAAAATCGAGTTGTTCTTTTGTTAGAATTTTCAAAGTTTGTTTTGCTTTCTCATTACTATAACCATAGTAAGATTTAACTACTTCAAGGTCTTTGATTTTTTCTTGTTTTAACCAAGGAGAGAATCTCTTCTTTTTCCTGATTATATTTATAAAAAAATCATATTGAAGTTTTTTATCCAATGAGGAGAACTTATTCATCTCATTTGCATACATTAAACAATCAATATGCCCTGATAAACATCTATTAATAATATAAGGAGAATACTCCTTTATGGAGGAAGAGTCTTCATCCATAATATTCTTTTTAGTTTGATTGATTGAATTCAACCAATCTTTCAGTTCATATGTCATTTAAAGGAACATTCACACATAATTTCAGTTAATGCTGCTAAAAGGTTAATTTCTTGATCAACCACAAACGCAATTTGGTATTGATACTTAGCAACAATAAGAACGGCAGCAGGGATAGTTTGGGGTGAAAGGCAATCATACAAGGTGTCATAAACCCTGCGAAGAATGACAGAAGGATCGTTATCCAAGTTGGAGACCACCCACTTTCGAACCTCAGAAAAGTTTTTATCCTTAAGGTAAGTAATGAGATTATTTACAGCAACATCAGAAAAAGATGCAAGAATACCACTATCTATCTCACCACCAACAGAGTATCTTTGACATTCATTAAGAACTCTCCTCCAATCAGGAAAATGTTTATTAATTAGTTCGGCAAGAACTTTTGGATCATATTTGATACTTTCTTCATCCAAGATGTTCTGTAAACGCTTGAAAAAGGATCCTGCCAACTGGGCTTTTTCTTTTCCTTTGATACTGAACTCAACAACTGCACATCGGGAGTGGAGAGGTTCGATGATTTTGTTTTTATAGTTGCAGGTAAAAATGAATCGACAGTTGTTATAAAACGTCTCAATATTAGCCCGTAAAAGGAGTTGTACGTCGTTTCCTGTGTTATCTGCTTCGTCAATAATGATGACTTTATGTTTACCAGTTCCTTGAAGTGAGACGGTCGAAGCAAAGTTTTTTGCTTGGTTCCGTACCGTGTCCAAAAATCGTCCTTCGTCAGATCCGTTAATGACATAATAATCTACTCCTAACTCATTACATAATGCCTTTGCTACTGTTGTCTTTCCTACACCAGGAGGACCAGCAAGAAGCAAATTTGGAATTTCACCTTTATTTAGAAAATCACTAAATGTTTTCTTAATATTTTCTGGAAGAATACAATCTTCAATAGTCTTTGGTCGATATTTCTCGACCCAAATAAAATCATCACGATACATAGTTAAATTCAAAAATAATTTTCTAAGGAAACTAAAGAATATTTTCCCTGAAAGTGTTGTTTAAGTTGATTAATTTGTGTTTTAAATTTTTCTTCAGGACAACGTTGTCTGCCCAAATTAAATAACCTTAAAGCAATAACAACATTACCAGGAACATATCCATCATATTCATTAAGTCGTTCTAGACTTGGAGATAATGGATTATTTTTTTCATAGACACCATATGGATCTATTGGAAAATCTGTCCAATAGCACTTGCCATTTTGTTTATTAAATTGTTTGATGAGATAAATCTCATCAATAGTAACATCTAAAGGTTCTGTTCTTTTAATTCCATTTTTCTTTTCTTGCCCAGGACGAGCAGCAGTTTTTGCTTTAGCAATAAGTGTCTTCCAAGGATTTTTCATAATTATGCTACCCAATCGGGTTTTCTTTGTGGAATACGAAGATAATTAGATGCAACCCAAGGTTTAGACGCAACATACTTTTGATATGCTGTTGGTGTATCAATACTATCATCAAGTTTGTACTCATCAGGCATAGCACGAGTAAAAGATTTTACATTCTTATAAATTTCAAGACTTTCTTGTGAGTTATTCAAAAAGATAACTTCTGCTTCTTGAAGACTATCAAAGCAAGAATGAATTTTACCATAACGATGCCGATACTCATTACAAAGAGCATATCCGTGCCTAATTAACCAAGCAAGGTTTTCATAACTCTCTGCTGCCCAAACAGTACAAGGATGATTTCTAAATGCTCCTTTTTCAGTACTATAGGGGGTTCCATCCTTTTTGGGAATAGTACCCCAGTTATAATACCATTTAGAAAAAATAACAGAGACCATTTGACAGGTTTCTAATGGCATTTTGACAATATGCTTGTCTGGAAGTGACGCAGCAGAAAGAACTGGACACTCATCAGTCACAAAAATATTCATAATATAAAATAAAAAATCAAGAGAAACTTGAGTCTGGTTCCAAAGCAATATAATAGGTCAAATTATAACGTTCGTTTGTGAACTTGGACAGAAGTTTTTCTGACACAACCACGTCATAAGAACCAGGAATAATCTTAATGTTCTCAACCTTAAAGTTGAAAGTAAATTCTTTATCTGTCTCACCAACCACAATGGAGTATTCATTAGAAGTATCATTCTTCTTATCACGAACAACTAAACGAATAACACCTGCTTCACCAACAGCAGAAAGGTCTGGAAGTTGATAAACTGCTGCTGCTTTAATGAGTTTATCGAGTTGCGAGTGTTCTAGTTGAAAGCAAACATCACTAGAAGGAAGTGAAATTTCTTTTTCTGGTGGTGACACAATCACTTCTGGGTCAGCAAAGAAATATTTTACACGACGTTTTCCTTCACGAATAATGACGTGCGAATCATTTTCAAAATCAAGGTCTGGGTCTTGATGTAACCCCAATCCATTTAGAAATTGGTTTAGGTCATAAATTGCAAAATCTTTTGCGAATTCTTCTTTGATTTCTGCTTCAGCAAGAATATTCTTCATTACCGAAATTGTGCGAAGTTTAGAACCTGATTTAACCAAAATAGACTGATTGATTGAAGCAAAGTTTTTTAGAATAGTAATAGTAGACTCAGAAAGTTTCATAGTTTGAGATTTTAGTTTGACTTGTTTTCAACGAGATTGAGGTGATTAATCAAAAGAATAGTGTAGTGCAAAACTTTAAACAAGTCTGCTCTTGGTGTTCCTTTGGTGTCGTAACGATCAATGTACTTAGTTACATTGCCAGCACAAAATCCTTCACGACGATTATGTTTAATCTTATCAAGTGTTTGTTCTGTTCCACCACCAGTTCTATCAACATAGTGTTGACTATAAGTACCAGAAATGTAATCTTCAAGTTGTTTCAGGATTTTATCTTCATTATATTTCCAGAAACCATTAGCATTTTTATTTTCGGGCATAATAATAGTAAATTCAGAATAATTCATAAAAAGGCACATTTACCTTCATCAATCATATCAAAGATCCAAAGGTTAGTCAATTATTTTAAGTAACGGACCAATCCATGAGTGTTCGAACTTTTTGATTATAAGACCAAACTGATTTTAGCATATCTGCATCCACCCCATGCGTTTCCATCTGAACTATCAAAGAATTCAAATCTTTGGGAAAGCAGGTGCCTCCAAATCCACGATCATTATCAATACCAGGAACTTGTGTATGAGATTTTCCAATTCGACTATCAGAGGTAACACCATCGCAAATAATATTATAGTTCATACCTACTGCTTCACATAGGTCATACATTTTATTGAAGTATGCCACTTTACAAGCAAGAAAACTATTTGCAAAATATTTAATTGCTTCACTTTCATCGGAACTAGTTATAACACTTGGAATTTCTGGAAATATAGTTTTAAAGAAATTTGCAAATTGATGACAAAGATTTTTATCTCCACCAACAACATTTCTTTCAGAATTTCTAAAATCTTCAACAGCATTTCTAGCAGTTAAAAATTCTGGATTA